GAATCCTTGGGCTGAACCACATGCGAACACTCTTCCATGTCTCCATGGATCTCGTCATAGTGAGCATCCAGGTAATCAAGCACCTCGTCCTGAATGGCCCACTCGAAGAAGTTCAGCTGCCCCACTGTGGTATCCAGGCCGCGGAACTGGATACGCTTCCATCGGCAGAACGGGTCAAACATCTTTTTGTTGTACGCCTTGAGGTGAGACTTGTAGACCAGATACACAATGACGTGATGGTTTGACTTAGCCATGAACGAAACATTGTGCTTCTTTGAGTAATTGGTAACAAACCAATCCAGCAACCTGAGGCTTAACCGCGACTTCCCCGACAGGACCTCCTCTACGCGGCGGAAATTCTCGGGGTCAGAGTAGAACTTTTCCAGACGGTGGAGAACCCATTGGTCCTTGCTTTGAATCGTCTCCATATCGATTCTGTGTTCCAGCACTGAAAATGAGTTTTCCAACGTGACGCATCAATAAACGCAATGGAAGATGTCGTCACTCAATGGTTGAAGGAACCGCCGTATACCCACATGAAGAACCGTCTGAAACCGCTCATCATGTTTCTGACTCTGCTGGTTCCGACGCTCAGCTATACGCAGGCCCGCCGCCGTGTCTTCGCAGCAGCCGAAGAGGCGATGAAGGGAGACCTGGGACGCATATGGACTCGCGACCGATGTGTGCGGCGAACGATCCGGGTCTACGGCATGAATGACCAGCGGACATCTGCGTGGCACGCCAAGCGAGGCGAGATGGTCACGGCATCGGAGGTGTCAGGTGTGTTTACTGGCGGAGAGACGCGACGGGCCTTGGTGGTCCGCAAGCTTACCCCGCCGCAGCCCACCGGTGGGAACATTGCTCTTGCCTTAATCTGGGGAACTCGCATGGAACCTGTCGCAAAGGCACTGTATGAAGCCGAGACAAAGTGTAAAATTGTGGACGTGTCCTGTGTCCAGCACCCGGTCCATTCCTTTCTTGGTGCGTCGCCCGATGGCATTGTCTTTCCGAACGACCCAAAGGACGTGCATCGGCGTGGACGATTGGTTGAGTTCAAATGCCCATTCTCGCGCCCACAGACAGAGGGAATTCCGGATGCCTACGTGCACCAGATGCAGATGCAAATGGAGTGCACGGGCATTGACGAGTGCGAGTATGTTGAATTCAGGTTCAAGCAGGTCTTCTCCTCCGAGTGGATGAACTCGACGGAAACAAAGGGAGCCCTCGCAGTCTTTGACGACAATTCAGTCGAGTACAAGCCCCAAAACATGCCGTTGCACGAGTGGGTGCCAACGGTAACGGATCGTGAGCCGCAGTATGTGTTCTGGCTGTTACTGTCCACGAAGAAGGAGTTCCTTCCCAAGGACACAACGTGGTTGCCTCGTCATCTTCCGGCCCTCCGCGAATTCTGGGACGAGGTGCTTGCCCACCGAGCAGCTGGAACCATGCCTCCTCCTCCGCCATCAAAGGTGGTTACACTTGACATTTGATAACGCCCGGAAAGTAATAGCCTTCGGTTGCATACTTCGGGTCTCCATACCACCTGTCGGGCATCACGATTTTTCGGTGTGGATTCAAGTACGCTCCCCACCACGAGAAGGATGAATTGGCGCAGATTCCACCCGCACACTGGCTCATGAGATACAATGCATCGATCTCCGGCTCCATGACGAGCGTGTACTTCAGCCCAACCAGATACGGACGAGTTACCGCATACTCGAGGTCGTTTGTCACCACAAGAAAATGCGCACCTGGAAAATGGGCAATGGCACGTTGATAGTATCCGTCAAGGCCAATGTCGTGACCCGGATTCCCCAGATAATCCCCTCCGCGGATGTGAAGGAAAATACTGGAGTTGACCGGATATCGGGCGAGAACATCCGCCGGGAAGCGCAGTCGAGGAACAAAGTCCGGGTCAACATACCGCCAGTCCTGGAAGTATCCGCTGATTTCCGGGTTCAATGCCATTCGCAACAATGGACCCCAATTCGTGTATGCGAGGGAGGGTTCTGTGATTCGCACTGCGGGCCTAACCGTGGAGTATAGACTGCGAAACTCTCGAAAGATCGTATCGAAATAGGATGCGGACGAATGCGGAGATGGGTTCGCAAGAGATTGAATGTATGGGTTCCGCCGCGTTTGCTTCGCAACGTGGAAGAGTGCTGCGAGTTGGAACATCTGATTTCCAAGCCCACCCATGATATTGACAGTTAGAGGTGCCATATTTGTGTGAGCACGTTATTTATGAAAGCGAGAGAGTCCAGTATTTGCGATGATCCTGGAAATGTCCGCGAATATCACTGTGATCCGGACGTTGATACATGAGAGCCGGAACTGGGGCAAACCATCCACCGCCTTTCATTAGCTTCTTCCAGCACTGGTCTGATCCATATTTGGATTCGTCAAGTGTCTCCTTCAGCTGAGGAAGGGCTGCGATGTAACATGCCAAGAGAGTATCAATGTATCGTCCGTTCACAAGATAAGATGACGTAGTCTGTCCGTCTAGAAGTTGATATGTTGCAGGAACAATCTTGGCGGCCGACGGACCGAAATGGATTACATTGTATCGCGAAGATGCGAGTCCCTCTACGACCTTGTATCCCGTTTCGAATTCGTTCCACTCCACATCATCCTCCAGTACGAGCACGTTCTTCCACCCATGGTGTTTCGCAGCTTTCAGCACAGCAATATGACTCTGTAGGCAACCGATAAACCCCGGCTGAGTCTCGATTGCACTCATTCGCAATACCTTATCTCCAAACTGTGCGAGCACAGTGCGAATACGTGCGTCGCGATCCGTCCGCTTGTCGAGGTTAATGTACACAACCTTGTCCACAAATTCCCACATTATCTTGCGTTTGGACATTACTTACACATTTGAGACGCTCAAAAACAATGGTTACCTTTGTCACAGCACTCATTGACCTGGGCGAAGACAGGTCAAAGGACAAGCACATATCCACATATATCCACCTTTTTGACTCTCTAGTGTCTACCGGTATTCATGTGCATGTGTTTGCGTCTGAAAAGTATGCATCGCTATTACAACGTCCGAATGTTCACGTCGAGGTTCTCGAATTGAATCAGACGAATATATGGGCAGATACGCAAGGAATTGAGTATCGTCTACCCTCTACTCGAACGAGCTATCATGATACGTCGGCCTTCCTGACTCTCATGAATGCAAAGACGGAATTCGTAAGTCGTGCGATGGATGCGAATGTGTTCGGATCCGACCAGTATGCGTGGATTGACTTTGGAATTTTCCATATGATTCGCGACGCACGCGCGGCGGCGCGTCGACTGGCGTGTATCGGACACTCGAAACTCCGACCGGGCGTGTGGATTCCCGGTTGCTGGGATGCATGCACTCCGAGTTTCGACTATGTGCACTGGCGTTTCTGCGGAAGCTTCTTTATCGGAGATAGGGCGTCGCTTGGCGATTTTGCAGGGAGAATGCGAACGAGGTTTCAGACTATTCTCCAAGAGGGTATTCTATCATGGGAGGTGAATGTATGGGCCCGTCTCGAGTCAGAGGGATGGACTCCCAGATGGTTCAAGGCTGATCACAATGACTCCATTTTGAATCTTCCTGGCTCTGCGTTCTCGATTGTTGCCAGTCTGACAACGATTCCGCCACGCGAGGCCGAGTGTCGTGCGGCCATTGACTCGCTTCTTCACCAGGTTGATCACGTATATGTAGCCGTGTCCCACACCTATCGCCGCTTTGGAGAGTATGTTCCCCCCGAGTATCTCACGCAAGAACCCTACGCTTCAAAGGTCACGCTGTGTTTCGGAGACGACCGCGGTCCTGCGAGCAAGTACATCGGCACGACTCCACCCGACGACGCGTGGGTCTTTGTCTGCGACGATGACCAGGAATACGCTCCAGATCTTATTGATCGGATGCGTCGGTCTGTCGCGGTGGTTGGCATCTATCAGAACCATTACCAGTCGATTCAGCAGAAGACATCTGGCGGTATGGTCCACGGATATGTTGGGAATCTGGTTCACAGCTCTGTGCTGAAGGGACTGCGAACCTTTCCGCTTCCAGAGTGTGCTCGCTTTGTAGACGATCAGTGGGTGTCCATGTACTGCAAGCTCAACAATGTTCTGGTCATGCCAACGGAGGCGGAGACGTATGCGGAGATCTTCAAGGTCACGCAAAACGGTCACGAGAAACTCGGAACGCATTCCTTGTCGGGGCTGGGCACGCGTGCAGACCGAGTGCGAGAACTCGAAGAATACTTTGGCGTTTCCTTTTTAGACAAGAAGGCATGAGAAGACACAATGCACTGCTTCTTCATCAACCTTGACCGCCGAGTGGACAGGCGGCTAGAGACAGAGGCGGAGCTTGCTCGCATGGGGATAGAGGCTGAGCGGTTTCCGGCGATTGAACGTATTCCCGGTGGCCTCGGATGCACGCAATCTCATATTGAAGTCTTGAAACTGGCACGGGCTCGTGGCTACGAAACCGTGATGGTCCTTGAAGATGACTTCTCGTTTACAGTTGATGAGCGAGAACTGTCCGACGCCTTCACACGTCTCCCCGAGTCCTTTGACATGGTGCTTCTCGCCTTCAACCTGATTCGAGGAGATCCGGTAACGCCATACTTGGGACGTGTGCAGGAGGCACAGACGACAGGCGGATATATCATTCATTCGCGGTACTACGATACACTGATCAATCGGTGGTCGGAGGGACTGGCATTGTATGAACAGAATCCCACCGTCCATTGGCTATACATTCTTGATCAATACTGGAAGCCGCTTCAAATGATCGACGAATGGTATTACTTCCTCAAGCCCATTGGCATGCAGCGGCCGAGCTGGAGCGACCTTGGACACCAGTTCATGGCAGAGTATCATTAGCAACACCACCACCTGCGAGAGGGAGAGGCGAACTTGGCATTCCACTCGTCGATCGTATAGTGATTCCCCATACTGATATTACACCGCCCGCAAATCGGCACAAGGTTGTCAACTGTTGTCTCACCGCCCTTGGATTCAGGGACATTGTGACCGCACTGGTAATCAAACACACTCATACGATTCGTGCACCAGACAATCTTACACTTGGTCTCGAACTTCGATCCGACTTTCAGTATCCATACCTGTTCGCGGAGTGCCTTTGGAATCTTCATTATATCCTCTCACATCACCGCTGTATATGCGTTCACTCGCCACGGTGTGGCAATTCCCGTGGCCGCGTCAACAAAGGACGTGAACGGCATGTGATTTGTTCGCTGTTCGTGCGACGAGTTTTCAACCGTCTGTGTCCGCTGGTCCTGAGACCGGTCTAGCAGTTCGGGATCACGCTTGCTCTGTGCCCCAGACATGGTCCACGCAGCCCAAAGAACAACAGCCCCGACAATGAGGGCAGCAATGTGAAGCATTGTTCTAACTCGGGTATAAAAAACGAACTCTTTCCAGGCTACTAGACAGAACGACACAATGGAGGACAAGGCTCTCTCAATTCTGCGTATCCTCTTTGAGCGCCGTAAGCTCGGAACCGAAACCAAGACGGTCTCCACCACCCTGAAGGACGCCAACGTGTACACAATGGGTGACGTTCTCGTCATCTTCAGTCAGAAGGACAAGATGCTTGAGCGTGACGTGAATACATTCACGGCCTACGCCGAGGAGAACCAGTTCACGAACGGAATGGTCGTGGTTTCATCGTCAAAGCCGTCCGAGAACCTGCTGAACATTATTCGGGCGACTGCACCGAAAAAGGGGTTTGTTCAGTTCTTCCATCTTCGCGAGCTGCAAATGGACATTACGACCCACCGCATGTCCGTGCCTCACCGGATTCTGTCACCTGAGGAGGCGAAGCTTGTCCTGGACAAGAACCGAATCGTAAAGCCGGAGGACCAGCTCCCGTGGATCGACTCGCAAGATATCCAGGCTCGCCTTATTGGTGCAAGGCCAGGCGACATTGTGGAGATTACTCGTCACAGTGATACTGTGGGCAAGTGCATCTACTACCGCTATTGCGTAGCCGACGTAAATGTTGCCTGAATACAATGCGGGTTGAGCTCTTACTTGGGGCACTGGTGCTCGCACTTGTTGTGTTCGGATACCGCGAAGGCGTTAACGATACTCTTTCGAGCTCTCCGTCGTGTCCAAGCGAAACGGCATTCAAAACGAGGACTGAATGGCAGGGGGGTCCCAGGTCTCGTCCCATCTGCATGAAAACAACGGGAGGCGTAGACCCAGTGTGTCTCACAGGCACACTGGACGCGGTTAAGACTGGCTGCGGAAACGGAACGATGGCACAGTGTCCGTCGGGAACAGGTCAGATAGCACAAGGTGGCGTTTGTTTTCAGATTGGCGAGCCAATGTGTCCGTCTGGAAGCTTTTTGAGTCCATACGGCACCAAGTGTGTGAGCTGCACGGCCGGGTGGAGATACGTCGCGACACAGATTGCGGCGGGAACCAATCCCCTTCCCGGTAACACCGACTCCCCCTCGATGGGAGCCGACCTGCTTCCAAACTTTCAACAATGCCCCGCACCGTCTTGGTTTACACCCCGTTCGTGGGCGTGGGACGGACAAGGGCCACCCACAACCGCGGCAAAGGCAGCCGCAGCGGCCTTTATCGGAGCATCGCCGCCCCCGACGACAACTCCGGACCCGACAGCCACGGGAAACATGGCAGACCTGGAAACTGAGTATCAGAACCGAAAGAAACTCTACGATTCTCTCGTTGCGAGTGCGATTGCGAATGATGACCAGTCAAAGATCGACGCCATCGCAGCTGCACAGGTGGCCATGAGCGATTCACTTAACAAGATGATGGCCGTGTCCGCACAGTCGGGAACAGAGTCGCAGCAGCAAGAGCTGACTCGTCGCATCATGCAGATTCAGCGTGACTATAACGGTCTTTTGGTTGGAACCGACAAGCTTCAAACACTTCGCCTTCTTCAGCAGTCGATTGATGTGCGAGACAGTTTTGGCCTCAAGCTGCTCGGAGGTGCGTTTTTGATTGCTATGATTGTATTGGTGGTTCAGGTTATGCGAACGCGCTGATGGCCAGGCCAATTCCAAGAAGGATGACGAGGACCACGACGCGGGTGATGAGCGAACCATAGTCGACAGGGGGTGTCGATTCCCCGATGGAGGCTGCAAGCTCGTCAGCTACCTTGGGACCCTCCTTCTTGAACACCTGTGCCTTTTCATGGAGCTTCGTGAGGTCTGGGTTCAGGGTCTGATACTCATTCAGAAAGCTCTGGATGTAGAACTGGTTCTGGGCAATGTGCGTCCGAAGCTTGTCTTGGGTAGCCAGGATTTGTGCTTCAACTGCCGTCACAGCAGTCGAAGTCCCGCCCGTCTGTTTCGATGCAATGTACGCAGTTCGGTATGCATTCAGCAGTTCCTGATACTCCGTGGACACAGAGTTGAGTGCCGCTTGTCCACTGGGCGTGGCTGCATTGAACGTCGCTCGCTCTCGAACGTTTGCCGTCGCGATGACAATCAGCGTAAACAATAGGGTAGTGAGCCACCCGAGCATTATCTTGTAGGAGTAATAAAATGCCAGTCTCTCAATCGTTCTACGAGCCAGGTGCAGTCCAGCGTCACATGCGTGGTGTGGATGCGTCCGAGTACACTCGATTTGTTCGCATGGCCGCCACCGTGGCTCCGTATGTGGACACAACAACATCTGTCAGGATCCCGTATGCTCGTCTTGGACAGAGTATGCAGGCTGTTCGGGATTCACGCGTCGTTGGTCCCATCTTTGGCGGCCTCAGACCGTTTGTTGCGAATAAGTAATGCCAGACCCTCACGACGGAGTGTCATCAACATATGCTGAAGCCATTGCAGACCTCAAGCCTCTACGTCCACCGACTCAACCGCACGTGGACATAGAGACCGCGAAGCTCGACATTAAGAATCTGGTTGCCATGGATATTCGCACGATCCAAATCTGCCTCTTCTTTGTTGTCCTCGCTATCCTTGAGTATTACTTTCTACCGTCTTCGATTGTTCACGGGGTTGCATTCCTCACATTATGTATCGGGTTCTCGCTGGCAATCTATCTTTCTAAGAGATAATGGGTGAGTACAGGTGCCCGGTCGAAACCGGTCCGGGATTGAACCCTCGGTCATGTGTCATGAATTGCCCTCCATTGTTCCAACTCCGAACCGTGAACGGTGCTCAGCGGTGCATGCACACCGTCAATACAAACGTGTACGCGTCTCTGGTACCGCAAGCGGCTGTCCGGAGAACCGACAGCTCCCCCTTCGAAATCAAAGACCTCGACCCCTCGTCGAGCGATTACACAAGATACTCCGCAGAGAAGGAGCGGTTTAACGCTGACATTGCTCGGGCCACCGCCCTTGTCAGCACCCAGGTGACGCCGGGTGTGAATGATCAGTACAGCGCAGAGATTGAAGCAGCAACTGACAAGTACATCTCGGAGTATCAGTTCTTACAGAACCAGGCAATGCAACAGCAGAGCACGCTTGACATCGTCACGAGCGTGAAGGACAAGATGTTTGGTGTGAAGGACGACATGGAGCATTCTGTTGGCATCTTCGCCAAGCAGATTAGCGATATCCGCAATCAGATTAACGTGAACAAGACAACTCGCAAACAAGCGACGGACTATGGCAAGTGGATGGAACTCGCACTCAACTTTGCCATTGTGTTGGCACTTCTTTTCCTGATCTTTGTCATCGGACGTAAGGCAATGTCAGGGGCAAGTCCTCCGGCTCCATCAGGAGGGGCGCTAGGTGCACCTGCTCGCCCCCCTGCAAGTAAGCATACAGCCAGGCTCCTCAAAGCCCTGACCAAGGGTGTGTGAGTGCGTCACCCTCAGATGGAAAAAGGGGTTGAACCTGACAATGGAAGTGACCGACACACGTCCCGTAACCGACTTTCAAAAAACGACCTTTTGTGGTCATCCACGTGCACACGTGCGGAAGGTGTTGATTCAGACAATCCAGTTAGGCCACGCAGATTATGCGTGCTATTGGACGCTTGAATTGCTCTGCTCCGGTCTTGTGCATAGTTTATGGGGTTCGCTGTTCGAAGCGGCGGCTCTCCACATCAACCGTGCTCAACCAAACGTATTTCTCTATCTGGCCAAGGCGTATGAGAAATATGCTCCCATCGAAGCGGAATACGACATTCAGAACATGACGAACATTCGCAACCGCCCAGACGTGCGTTCGTTGGTCTGCGAAGTAGCCGCGACCTTGGCCTTGTGTCGCAAGAACAAACTATCCACTCTCCCCGTGATGAAACCCGCCCACGACTTTAACCCGGTGACTATCCAGGAGAGTTTGAAGTCACCCTCGCGACTCTACGGAACACAAGTCCTGAAACCATCGGACCCCATGCCCATCGCCGTGCCTATCAACGAATTCTGTTACTGCATTCGTGCGGATGTTCGGGACTTGACGCGTGCCTTGTATTGGATGTCGTGGGTCTTCACCTTTTGCCGCGAACACAAGAAGCAGACAAAGACGAACCTGCTGTTCGCCCCTCGAACGGACGAGTTTGTATCGGGCCAAGACAGCACGCATCCAGTGTGGATTTTCTGGGACGCCATTCGCAGGAACGCCCCACCCACGAGCCGCGAGTACATTGATGTCATGTATCGCATTCACTCGTTGAGGTGGACACCCGGAGACAAGGGAAAGCGTGCCTTCTTAATTGCCGCCACCACATTGCTATGCGAGGGTTCGCTTGACAGCACACCGTGTGCACCCACGCTACAGGTCTCGAACGTCCTCAACGGAATGCCTGGGTGGATCGACGCGATTGTCAAGATGCAGCGGAGTTTCGCCTAAAACGGAAGCGTGCGGAATAACACAGAGACCGTTCACGCAAAAATGTTCCGTCCTTCCTTTTCCGCAACCCAAGTCGCAGGCATCATCGGCCGCCATGCATACCAGCCCGTCTCCCAAGTCATGTACGAGGTCTTCAAGAAGGACAAGAGTGTCGCTGAGAAGATTGCCGCGATCGAGAAGGAGCACAATCGCAAGTCCATCAACAACTTCAAGGGGGCCTTTCTTAAGGACCGCGAGATCCAGCAGAGCGTCTTCTCTGCCCTCGACACGTGTAAGCTAGCCGATGAGGCCGCAGAGAAGGAGATGAACGCCGCGAAGGTTCTGTGGGACGCGGAAGCCAAGAGCCACGCACTTGACTTGAAGGTCGCTGCGGGAATCGAGGTGTCGCAGGCCGAGATCGATGCGGTTCGGTCCGACGTGGAGACGGCAGCCCTGACCAAGAAGATTGCCGCAGATGCGGTGGCGGCAACGCCAACGGTTGATGACACACTGGCCAAGGTGGAGAAGGCGTGCCAGAAGGTCATTGACCGCACGCCGAGCATGACGCCTGCCATGGCGGCACAGCTGCTCTCCGACGCACGTGGAGAGGTGGCCAAGAAGCGTGGACTGTCGAACGAGGATAAGATTCTCAATACCTACGAGGCCGAGCGGAAGGTGGTTCTGACGGAGCGAAACACTCGCATGCTTCGAATGGAGAAGGAGACGTTTACCTTGGTTGGTCGCACAGACGGATATGTGGCGGACCAGAAGCGTGTGGTGGACTCGAAGAACAGGACCCGGTTCTTTCCAGAGGTGCCGGGATATGATATCATCCAGCTTCGCGTGTACATGCATATGCTAGACGCAACCGACTCGGAGCTGATTGAGAAGTTCCCGAAGCAGGCGACGCGACACACGGTGTTTCCCAACGACCCGGCCGAGTGGGCGGACATTGAGGCAAGTCTGAACCTCGCGACTCGCCGGATGACGGAGATTCTCGCGGACCCGTCAAGTTTAGAGGATCTCGTCTTCCAAAATACAATCGAGAATGGAGCTTAGGATAACCGATGACCCACCCTCATGGGCAGACCGTCCCGGAACCACATATGAGACGCAGTTTCTGCACACTGGAAACGGCCGTATCAACACACACGCACGGCTTTACCAAGTTTTTCAGTCTGGACCCAAGATCATGCTCTTCGAGAGACCGTTCTCGGGCGGAGTGGTGTCGCGATCCTATGGCGTCGAGTATGCAACAGTCACCGAGTACTCCACAAGCCCTCGCATGTGGAAGGAGGAGACTCCGGCATCAACACAGTATTTCGAGGAGCTGCGTAGGATTTCACAGTAAGAAATGACGAGAACAAAACAAATGGAGGCACTGGATGTGATTACCCTCGCACTGTCGTCGTTGATTATGCTGATCTTGATTCATATTTCTGTGTTCGCTCTTGTGCGGTGGATGTATCCGGCCCAGCCTCCGGCACCCATGGTTCGGTTTGCTGAACCTGCACCCCAGCCACCGCCCCCGCCACCGCCTTTCACAGAGCCGCCGCATATGAAGCAGGAAGTGAATGTACCAACGTATGCACCGCCTGTATCCGTGGAAGCCCCTCGTGAGGCCGGGCGTGTCGACGGCGGCAAAGCACCGGGTGCCGCAGCTGAGCGGCCTGCCTGGTTGGTTGCTGTTGACCCAAAGACCCTCGAGTAGTGAAGCGGTTGCTCTGAGTATCGACGAGAAGGGTGGACACCAAGAAGAGCTGACGATTGTCATGGACGAGCGAATGTGTTGTGACACGGTCTTTCGGACGGTTCGACTGTCAAAGGATGTCTTTATTGTTTGCGACGTGTGGGCTATGAACGGAACGATTGTTCATCCCCTGGCAACGTGGTCTCAGAGACAGGAATGGATTGCTGAATGTTTGCGTCTGTTTCATCAGCCAGACTTGACGGCTCTGTTCACACTCGCGGACGCACCTGTGGGGGCGTTGGTTCGAGGGTATGAATACTATGATGACCTCCCGGGCAGCACCGGAGTCTTTTCGCGTGAAGATGTAAATGTCTAGTTGTGGTGCACCCTTGGGAGGCCGTCGTCGTTCCAAGAAGTCAAAGAAGCAGACCCGCCGCCGTCGCACTCGCCGTGGTGGCGGCTATGGTGTCGCGGGTGCCGAACAGACTGCCGCTGGACCGTTTTTAGCGTATGGCGGTATCAGTGCGTCGGGTGCCGAGCTTACCTCGACCGCGGGCAACTACAACCCGGTAACGGGTGGTCGTCGCCGCCGTTCCCGCCGTCACCGTAGCCGTCACCGCATGCGTGGCGGAGATGCGAGCACGAACACGGGTGGCGAGGGACGTGGTGGGCTGAGTGCGGGATTCCAGGGCACGGGCGTGGCTGGAATGGCAAATCACTCTGCGGTGACCACGCGTTGATTACGGACCAGTGCATCTGCCCACACATAGGCCATATACTTAGGGTCGTTGGTCACAATGAACGGACCACCCAGTTGAACAGCCCGCAGTCGCATGCGTTGAACGGTAAACAGCAACTCAGTGTACTCTATCCACTCCGACCACACCTTGTATGCCGTCATCGCAGTTGAACACATCATAAATACATCACCGGACCCAATAAAAAAAAGACAGAGCGTGATCATTGGCATGATAATCATGTCATTGATTCGCTGAAGTTGAGCCGTCCATGTTGGTGGAAGGCATTTCTCGCGGAGCTGAATGAACTGTTCAGCTGTCTTGAATGGATTCTCAGGCAGGTCCATACCTGTTGATGCTTACTCCACTGTTGGGAAACAAGAGTTCCTCTCCCGACGCCGGATCGACATAGCGAATCTCCATGTCGTCGTGGCAGTTCAGAAACATCAGGAGAAGGTCCAGGCGAATCTCGTTGCCCGGCATGACATACTTCTCGACAGCCGCGGTAATGTCCACATCCGTCGACACATCGCCAATCCACGTCCAGCGGCGGCGGACGGGGTCGAACGGGTTCCCGATATACGGGGTAATCTCCTCCAGCTCGTACACGATGCGGCGGCGGGTCTGATTGCCCTTGACCCACTCCTCCACGTAGATGCAGCCCTCCGGCACGTGCGTCATGTCCTCGTCGTATTCAGAGTACTCACCCATGAGATACTTGCGAGCGATGACACCGCGGTCCGTGCGGCAGGATGACAGGTAGCGATCGAGAGCGACGAGAACACGGGAGATGCACATTTTGTTGATGAGACTACTTCGTCACGGCGGTAGAGAATTCGTTTTCGGAACCGATGGCGATTTGAGTCTTCCGGCTGAACATAAGTGCCTCACCAAACGGATTCGAGGCATCGCGGCCCCACTTGCTAGGGGAAGAACCCCCAGTCGCAACCGTGATGCTAGGCTCCGGCGGCTCGCCCGGCCCGGGTGCATTCGGCTGGCGGAACGGATCTCCGCTCAGTGTGAACTTTTCCTTGCCATCCTCGACCTGCATGTAATAGACCATCACCGTCTCGTCAAAGTTGGTGCCCATCGAAATCGCCGTCGCCAGAGCAGTGATCACGAACGGAGCCGCCACGAGGAACCAGGACACCGGCGACAGACCAATGCCGCAGAAGGTGTCGAGGACCTTGACAACGGCCGCACCCAGAACAAGCTTGATCGTGAAGGTTACCCACAGCCCCATCGACAGGTCCAGACCCAGCTGGACCACGAGGAAAATAAGATACAGCAACGCAGGAGGGCAGAGAGTCTCGATAAAACGCATCTTCACGTACTTACACTTGAACCAAGAAAAGATGAAAGCGACCGTCGAAACAATTGTATCGTTCATCGGATGCACTCACCAGGTCGCAGAAGAGTCGCTGGCCAGACACAATGGGGATATGTACAAGGTCATGTCCGAGCTGCTGGAGGCGCCGGTTGTGTCCGGTGCCAAGTATATCCCCAAGCCACGCGAGATTGACCGCGGCATGACGCCAGAGCAAGAGGAGCGGTGTGCAAAGGGCCGGAAGCTCATGGACACGCTCACCTCTGTAGCCTCAGCCGCCCAGTCGAAAATCCGATCCGGGCAGTCGCTGGCGGGGGGCGCAGTGGAGCCGGCATCCCCGGCTCAGCCTTCGTCGGCTCCTGGCGACGTGCAGTCTGCTCAGCCGCCGGAATAGGATACGCACGCTGAAAGTCCTCCATCATATCGGCAATACGCTTTGCCTCCGTGAAGATGTCCATTGCTTTGATATGGGCAATCACCTCGACTCGTTTAGCTTCGTAGACGGCGGGGTCGTCGAGTGTTTCAATGGCCGTCATCCATTCCTCGGGGACATCGCGTCGGCACGCAATACCTGCGGGCGTAATCCACTCTTCAACGCCCTCCGTGCTGCCAACTAGAGGCACATTCTCCGTTGCTGGCTTGGAGTACAGCACGGGAATACCATTGTACATGGCCTCAACCGCAATACGTCCGAAGCTCTCGTAATAGGATGGAAACAACAAGATGCGAGTCCGCTTCAAGATCTTGCGAATGTCGTTATCAAACGGAACCCATTCAATGTTGGGCGGAGAGGGAGGAAGCCACAACTCTCCATAGTATGGACGGATACCAAGGAATTTCCGGTTCGGCATTCGCTTGGCAAGCTCGATAAACTGATGAACGCCCTTGTTGACATTCGCATTCACGAGCGTGATCATATCTCCGTCGGGCGGCGAGTCCATGCGTATGTTCGCTTCGTGCATGAGGGGGCGAACAACGCCGGTCCGGACAATCATGGGAGGAAACGGGTTCACCTCCTTGCGAAAGGTCCCTTCCATTGTGCGATTAATGAAGAGAAGCATCTCCACCCATTTTGTTGAGGCCAGATCGGTGAGCACAGCATACCGGCCATCGAAATGAGCCGTTACGGCGATGGGGCGGTTGTATCCGCGAGAGTTGATTTTGCGAACGTAAGGAAGGCAAGGTGCGTGGGGACACACCCACAGATCGCTCGAGTCCAGCAGCACGCCTCCGGCAGAATAGTGCATGAAGCGAAACCCTCGCCACACTCCACCATTGTATCCCTCTTTTGGTTTTTCAATTGTCAGAAACGCAGCCGTGTGTCCGCGTTTCAGAAATTCGGTCGCAAGGTCAATGTCGTGGAGAAACGCCCCACACAAGTCGGGCATACGATTGGCAAAGAACAGCACTCTCATTATGTAGTTCCATCGACTCGCGTTTTCTTAACTAAGCGTGACGAGTCCCCACCCCATGTCCAACTTTGAATCCAGTTGTTCGGGTTGTTAAACTCAGACTGCTTGATCGGGATGAGCGGCTGGTAGTAGTTGGGAATTGTCTTGTCCATGATGGTCGAGGCCTCCTTCTTGGCTCGCTGCAGCTGTGAGTGAATCAGCGTAGACTCGTCGCCGACCGAATCGGCCTCGCGGCCACGACCGAGGTTGGGCGTGGTTGAGAACGGGCGAATCCACAGCTGCTTGGGACCCTTGACACGCAGTCCCTCGGCGTCGCCCCACCGAAGATCCGAATTCGTGTCAATCTCGCAACCCGGTCCCATGCCGTATCCACCCCGTGCAATCATACCGGGTTGATCTGACATTGCCGTTGCGGGACTCAACGCACCTGTGCAGTCCCCACCTCCAAAGAACGACGTCTGACGCCCCATCGCTGCCTCATTGGCAAAGTTATTGTCTGCGACGCGGGATTGGTCCATGTTTCCACGCGTGTTCGCGAAAAACCAGTCGACTGTATTTGTTGACATCGACACCTCTTATCATCAAACCCAGAAAGTTTCATAGAAAACGGACAGTAGATGTATAGGACAGACGGAAAGCAAAATGCAGCCTTCCGACTGGCACGAACATGACAACCGAGGGCAGTACGTCGTTGATGTCTTCGGACGCCTGCGTGACAAGTCTGTCGCATGCGTGCGAATCACGGGCTTCAGGCCGTATTTCTACTCGTCTATCGACCCGGGTGGGGCAGAGAGGGTCTCCAAATACGACGCAATGGCGGGCTTCGACTGCCTGAAGACCAAGGACGTGTGGAAGGTGGTCTGCAGGTCGCTGTCCGAATACCACAAGAAGATTCGAGAGTTGAAGGCTCTGAAGAAGCCCATCCTTTACGAGTCCGGTCTGCCTCCGTTCATTCGTCTTCTCCACGAGCGTCACCTGGGTCCGGCCTCGCCCATTCAGTTTGTGGGCGATGAGTCGGATGTCCCCACCGACCCCGACTCAGAGGAGCCGCTGTATAACGTGGACGTCTTCTACACCTGCGACTGGACAACGGTCAAGCCCGCGGTGGGCAACATTCCGATGAAGGTGGCGTGTTACGATTTGGAGATGTGTCCTCTCCAGGGCAGCAACTTTCCGATGGCCGACAAGGACCCCATTGTTCAGATTGGCGTGTCGTATCGCTGGTCGGACGATATGATGACGCCCACCTCCAAGAAGGTGTTCGTTCTCGGGTCCTGCGATTCGTCGACTGAACCTGACACCGAGTTCGTCGAGTGCAAGACGGAAGCGGATATGCTGTTGAAGTTCGCTGCGAATGTTCGCCGTGAGAACCCGGACATCATGTCGGGCTACAACACATTTGGTTTCGATGACGCGTATATCGAGGACCGGTGCACACGTCTGGGTATCGCGGACGATGTCAATCTGTCCCGTGCCCCTCCGGCCAAGTCTCGGGATGCGAATGGGAACTACTCAACCAAGTTCTCGGAAACCAAGCGGTTCGAGCTGGCGTCGGGCAAGTATGATCTTCGCATGATCGCCATGCGAGGACGGCTGTGCATCGACCTGCTGCTGAACATGCGACGCGAACACTCGCTGGATTCCTTCAAGCTATTCAATGTGGCCAGCGTATTTCTTCGAGACAAGGTTCTGTCCTATACTAACAATGTCGTTACCACAAAGAGTACTCGGGGCCTACGCGTTGGCAATTACGTCCGGTTTGATCTGGTTGGAAACACGACAGACCCCTACCGAGAAGGCGAAAAGTTCTGCATTACAGCAGTTAGCGGCAAGACCTTCACCATCGATGGAGGAGACTCCCTATTTGCTGAACTCTCCAGCAAGGATCGAGCGCATCTGGAGTGGACTCTTTCCAAGGACGACGTAGAGCCACATGAGCTGTTTCGGCTTCATCGCGAAGGTGGGTCAGCTGGCCGTGCCCGGATTGCCCGCTACTGTATTCAGGATTGCGATCTGGTGCTGACGCTGATGGGCAAGCTGGACACGATTGTCAATGCCCGCGGTATGGCGGATGTGTGCAAGGTTCCGATGCAGTTTGTGCTGATTCGTGGCCAGGGAATCAAGATCTTCTCGGCCGTGGTCTACTACGCCTCTCAGCGAAATCAGATCATCCAGACTCAGCACTATGAGTTTGGCGACGAGGCGGGATATGAAGGTGCGGTGGTCATCAGTCCGAAGATCGGAATGTATCTTGACCAGCCGGTGTCTGTTCTGGATTTCAATTCGCTGTATCCGACGAACATGATTGCCTACAACATCTCACCAGATACGCTGGTGAGTCTGCGAGTGTTTGACTCCAACGACAAGCAGGTCGATGCCCAATGCGAAGGCATGACGTATCCGGCCATGCAGAAGCTGAAGGCTGCGGGGTATGTGCTGGACGAGGTGGAATACGACAACAAGGAGACAGGTGGCAAGACAGTCTGCACCTATGTCCAGCCGAAGGCTGACCAGCCAATGCTCACGGGCGTTCTGCCCAAGACACTCGAGATTCTGCTGGCAAAACGAAAGGAATACAAACAAATGATGGAAGATCCTAAATATGATGATGCTGCTCGCTCTGTCTATAATGGTCTTCAGCTTGCTTACAAGGTCGTCGCCAACAGCGTGTATGGGCAGACTGGTAGTCGTACGTCTCCCATCCGAAAGATGTGCGTTGCCGCCTGCACCACCGCTGCTGGACGAAAGGCTCTGTTCCTCGCAAAACACATCGTGGAGTCCGAATTCGGAGCCGAAGTTATCTACGGAGACACAGACTCTATCTTCATCAAGTTCCCCACCAAAGATCTCGCGACTTCCATCGATTTGGGTATCAAGGCCGGAAAGCGGATCACGGAGCAATGTCGCCGCCCGTACAAGATCGCATACGAGAAGACCTTCTATCCATTCATTCTGTTCTGTCGCAAGCGATACGTCGGCATGAAGTATGAGGAGGACCCAAATCCCAAGAAGGCCAAGCGGATGTCGATGGGGATCGTCTTGAAGCGGCGAGACAATGCCCCCATCGTGAAGGACGTATACGGAGGTGCGTTGGACCTGCTGCTGAGTGGAGCGACGGTCAAGGAGGCCCAGGCGTTTGTTCGAAACATCCTGCTGGACGTGCTGAACAACCGAGTTCCGCTTGAGAAGTTCATTCTGAGCAAGGCCTTGCGGGACGATTACAAGAACCCCGAGCAGATTGCCCACCGTGTGCTGGCCGACCGCATGGCTCAGCGTGATCCAGGCACGGCTCCGAATGTGGGTGACCGCGTGCAGTATGTCTATGTTGCCGAGAACAAGGATGCGTCGAAGCAGGGTGATCGCATCGAGCACGTGGACTATGTGCGAGCCAACAAGCTGAAGCCCGACACGCACTTCTACATCTCAAATCAAATTCAGAACCCGGTCGCCCAGCTCTTCGCGTTGTGTATTGACCAGCTGGATGGCTACAAGGCACCGATCAGCCCTTCCTATCCGGCACTGTATACGAAGCTTAAGGCGGCCATCGCAGCCAAGCAGCCGGAGCTGGATGCTGACGACCTCGAAGAGGAGACGTTGCTCGCAGTGTTGAAGCACAAGGAGAAGCAAGTGGATTCGCTGATGTTCTTGCGGTCGGCGGCACTGGCGAACGAGGTGCGAAAGACCACGCGGGGTCCGATGGACGCATTCCTCAGGAAAACGGAAACCAGCAAATAAACAAGATGGAATGGCCGCCGAAATGACACCAAGACCTGAAATCGACATCACCGACGAGAAGGAACTCGAGCACGTTGTCGAGGACCGCAAGCTGTTCCTCGAACGCATCAAGCTGGAAGCATCGCTCGTCTTCGAATCCGTGTTCGAAGCCTGGCGGCGGGTTCATGTGATTCGCATGGGAAAGGCAGCCAATTACGCAACCCCTGGGGATTACGAACTTGCACTTATCGACCCGTACCCTTACGAGCCCGAGTACATCTTCTACTGTTTGGGAAAGTAGCTTTCGAGCAAACAGGTATAGCAAACCAATGACAACCACATCCCTCGCAGTGATCTCCGTTATACGAGAACTTCTCGAGGCCGACACAATTTTTTTCCGTCTAGCCGTCGCCCTTCCGGAGCCGCTTCGCACCCGAGTTATCGGTAACCGAGCTCGCGTGACACAGGATATTCTCAGGCTGATGCGTGCTATTCTCGAGCCGGTTCAGCCGCAGCGATATGTTGTGAATATCCCGCTTGGAGCCGGAGAGTGGCATGCGGCGGGAGCCTTTGACGATGTTCCGATTGTGCCGACGAACGCCCAGCTCGTGGCCGCCTTTGAACACGATGTGGCGATTGCCGACACGAATTGTGCAGTGTGCCAGGAGGCGGTCTCGACTGGAACGCGGCTTCGGAATTGCCAGCATGTGTTCCATCGTGCGTGCATCACGCAGTGGCTTGGGACGAGTGCACGGTGCCCTGTGTGTCGCGACGACGTGCGTGAGCAACGAGCAGCGGGTCCTCCTGGACCCACGCCTTTTGTCTGAGGATTTCATTCACTTCGGGGCTGAATTTGGTAAGCGGCGTAGGGGGTGGCAAGGCAATTGACTTTCCATACTGCAGAGACTGCAATATTCGGCGAATGTCGTATTGATACTCCTTCGCAAGGGCGGTGGTGTCCTGGTTTGGGAAAAGAGCACTCAAATCCGAAGGACTAGGAGGATGGCAACGAATGACTTCAATTTTTTCAGAGGTCTTGAAGATACGAGGAACTTCGTTGCATGTGAGAAGAACCGGAAGCGTGCGTTCATTTCCGGTCATCCATTCCACTAACTTACGCTGGGCGTGCGAGTCCGATCCGTCAATTTCGTCTAGCAACAAACAGGATGTCTTGGTGTCTCCGCGTAACAGCGAACTGATGCTTCGACTGTTACGATAGCTCGCAACAAGCCTGGCAACATCTTCGTGACTACGCATTGTCTGGGTTGCGTTAATCTCCAATGGTTCCATCCCCGCACTTCGAATGGCAGCCAGGGCCATGGTTGTTTTTCCGATACCCGGCGGCCCGTGAAGCATCACTACACTAGAATACGGTCTCGCAGTAAGATACTTCGTCAACCTACTCTTTACATCCGTGTGTCCAACTACACCCTCGAGAACGAGAGGTCGCTGGGTCTCACTCCACATTGTATGAGTTTCAATCAAGATGAGAAAATGCTTGTGGAAAGAACAATGGATGTCCCACAGCATGTTCTGCGAAGTCTCTTTCGGGACACGGCCTTTCCACTGATTCAACATCATGTGGACTCCTTCAATGACATGTTGGAGACGCGTGTTCCCAACTTTATCAAGGCCTCAAATCCACACGAGCTTGAGCTGCCGGAAGGGCGGTATATCCGCATTTTTATCGGCGGTCGCGATGCGTCGAAACTGAAGTGGACGAGTCCGACGGATGATATTGGCAATGCGATTCTTCCCCACGCGTGCCGGTTGGACAACCAGACCTATACGGTCACCCTTACCGCGGACCTGGAGGTGGAATACGTCATGCCTGGAAACCCGACCGTCATTCGCGAATTCAAGGACGTTGTCATTGGAAAGATTCCCCTGATGTTGCGGAGCAAGCTGTGCTACCTGACCGGTATCGATGGGTACGCGGCGGGGGAATGCAAGTTCGAGCTTGGTGGGTATTTCGTGATTGACGGAGCCGAGAAAGTGCTGCTCACCCAAGAGAAGCTGGGCAACAACATGATGTACTCGGGCGTTCGGTCTGCCGCTCCGCCCAAGGAGCAGATCTCGGGACCCCGCGAGAAATCGGCACCAATCGACTTCGTGGGCAATGCCAAATTCGAGTCCTCGAAAGAGTTCTACACGGGCATTCGCTCGGTCTCTGAGGATGCGAGCCGTGGACCGTATTCGCACTTTCTAGTGATTCCTGACCGGAACCCGTATGATGAAAACCTCAAGACAGGTGGGCCTCCGAATTACGGTCAGCACAAACGAGTCGCGTCCATTACGATACCCGGGTTTGCCCAGCCTGTTCCGCTGATCAGCATGTTTCGTGCACTGGGATGTGCGTCTGACCGCGATATCTACGAGATCACGCTCTTCGGTGTGCTTGAATCTCAGCGAGTCATGTATGACGACATCTTCTCGACGCTCATTCTTAGTCACGAGGCCTTCTTGAAGAGGACAGAGGAGACAGACATGGAAATCCTTAAGAAGCAGACGCACTCTCGCAGCCGTGTGGAGATTGTCCGCATTCTTCACGAGATGCTGTTCCCGCACGTAGAGGGGGCCGAGGACACGGGTGGGCTGTTCCGTCGAAAGGCCTATCAGCTTGGCATGATGCTGCGTGGGACGCTTGACGTGCTGCTGGGTATCAAGACGCCGTCCGACCGTGACCATTTCAAGTTCAAGCGTCTGGAGACGTCGGGTGACTTGTGCTTCGGCGAATTCCGGCGTGTGTTCCGCGATGCGTCCAAGAACATGCTGCTTGAACTCGACAAGAAGGTGAACCAGTTCGAGCGTGCCAACTACGCGGGGGCCAACCTTGTCAATGTGCTGCAACCTGAAACACTGGGGTTCTTCTGGCGGCCGTATCGGATGTTGAACGAGTTTCTGAAGTCGTTCAAGGGTGCGTGGGGTGGCCGTGACGGAATCGCCCAGGAGCTGAGTCGCATGTCGTATGTGGGAGTGATCTCTCACCTTCGCCGCACAAACTTGGCGATGGACCGCACATCCAACAAGCCCGAGCCGCGGCGGTATCACGGGTCGCAGATGGGATTCATGTGTCCAGTCGATTCGCCGGACGGTCGGAACATTGGGTACATCAAATCGCTGTCTGTCCTTGCTCAAATTTCAACTCCGTTTCCATCGGAAAAGGTGAGCGAACTGTTGATTGGGTCCAAGCTGGTTCGTCGGCTTGCGGACATTCACCCGTCCACCTGGGATCCTCGATGGACGCCCGTTCACCTGAATTCTGACCTGTATGGTGCGTGTGTTGGCAATACGCTCGCACTGGTCGACATCTTGGTAAAGGCACGTCGCGATGGCACCATCAGCCGGTCAGTGTCCATCGGATGGAGCCCTGTGCACAATCAATTGTCCATTGCCTGCGATGCCGGGCGGCCCATTCGTCCAGTGTACCGCGAGGGCACGACCTTGGAGGCAATGCGTGGAACCAAGACCTGGACAGACATTATGGGTCACCTCGACTATATCGACTCTCTCGAGACCGATTGCACTCGGCTGTCCTTTACTCCGTTTCATCCCACGCTCCGGTCAGAGATCCACATGTCGTTTAGTCTTTCTGCACTCACGAACCTAACTCCCTTTGCGGATCACAATCCCGGAACGCGCAATGCCTTTGCGATTGCCCAGACGAAACAGACTGCATCGTGGTATCATACGAACTACACAAAGCGGTTTGACACAATCTCGCTTATGTGTGTGCTGCCTCAGAAGCCGCTGACGCAGACGTGGATGTACCGCGAGATGATGGGCCCCGGTGGATGCATGGCATACGGCGAGAATGCACTGGTGGCCATCACGACATACGGTGGCTACAATCAGGAGGACTCTGTCATGATGAACGGCGGATCCATGAAGCGAGGTATGTTTCAGACCATGTACTTCCACAGCTACAAGATGGAAGAAGAGATGATTGATGTGGCCACGCAGTTGCATACGGAAATTGTCAATGTCCTTACATCGGCTGCCCACCGTGACTCGGTCAAGCGCAAGGAAGGAATGGACTACGAACACCTGGATGGAGACGGACTGGTCAAGGTTGGCACGCAAGTAACCGGAACAACTGTGCTGGTGGGAATGGTTACGCCCGTCGTGGACGTAACGGGTCACGTGACTGGCTATCGTGACGCATCCATGACACCGAAACGCGACCAACGCGGACGAGTGGATGCCGTGTATCGCTTCTCCACACAGGAGGGGCTGCGAGGTATCAAGATTCGCATCGTAGAAGATTTCCTTC